AAATACGCGCTCAGGTGCAAAACATAACCGATTATTCGCCTGAAATACAAGCTTATTCGAATCAACTTGACGAGCTAATAAATCTAGCTTATCAAAAGCTATGGACCATGAAGCGTTGGAACTTCGCTCAGAAGTTAAGCTTTCTTGAAGCTTATCCAGATATTACAAGCGATAGAGAACTTAGTGATCCTGCCGCACCTCCTATCTTGGCAACATATACCGATGGTCAAAGATTAGTAACCTTTAACCAAAACGTATATACTATGAACAATAAGAAAGACATTTACGAAGGCAACATAATCCAGCTTGGTGCCCGTGAATATACAATCTTGCAGATTCTTTCGGCAACACAGCTTACAACAGCAGAGCCAATCAGAATAGAAGACGGCGTTGCCAGTATTTCTGATGATAAATCTTGGAGAATCAAGGCCAGATTCTATACACTTCCAGAAGACTGCATCGAGATTTTAAACCTACAACATAGAGACATTCCTGTTGGTTCTGGCGGACAAGGCACGATACTACCTCCATACGGCAAAACCGTTTGTATGCTTCCAAGAATGGAAGAAACAATGGGGTTAAGAGAAGATTACACTCAGACATATGCAGAAGCTTATGTTCCAGTTCCTCCTCACGTTGTTCCTCCTGGTGAAAAACTTAGTGTTAGCTTTACTCAGAATGGACAAGAGATAGTCGGTGGTTTAGCATCTGGTTATTATTTTGAGCTATGTTGGTCCTTAATATCTCCAGCAAAACAAACCGGACCACTTTCTGAGAGCAAGATCGTTGTAGTTCCAACAAACCCTGCGGCACCATCAGCTTTATATTCAATGACATTTAACTTCCTTACTTGGGATGATAAGGCATATCAAAGCTTAAATACCACTTACTCAACCGGACCTGGAACCAGCAGGCCACTTGAGAGCTTAAGGAAGGTTATTTGGTACAATCAAAACTTTGATCCTGCTACTGGAACAAGATTAGGTTTACCAAAGTGGAGACAGGTTGTTAACGGCACAAATACCGGAGTAGGTTTGAACGTCAAAGATAGGGACGATGCTCTATTAACAGCAGATACTTCAGCAAGTGCAACAATATTAAACTTAACCAGTTTTCTTCCTGGAACAAAGCAGTACCGAGAATACGATGGTCAGCATCTTCGCATCAGACCTTATCCACGTATTGATGCATTTGACTTCCAATACGGTCAAGAGACTACACTATCTACTGTACCTGCAAGATTAAGAGATTTCTTTCGTAGGCTTGAGCTTAGATACTACTACAAGCCACAGATGCTAACCGCTGCTACAGATACGCCAGAACTTCCATACGAGTTTCACCAAACAATCGTATACATTGTTTTGGAAGATGTTTACAACAAAGCTGGTAACCTACAACTAGCACAGCTTTACGCTAGAAAGGCTGACGCCAGCCTCAAAGATCTTATGAAAAGATATGTCGATCATCAAGATACTATGGTTGTTAAAGGCCAGTTTGGAGTACAACGGTACGGACCACTGTACGACCAAAACAGCCTAAGAAATAAGAGTATATAATGAAATACATAACTACTAAAGAAATCCCCGCTGGTGGTGTAGATCAGCGATTCCAGGCTCCTGATAATACAGCGGGTGAAATCGTAAATATGCGATTGGACTCCACTGGTTTTGGCTGGATTAATGATCGCGGCTTTGAGCCATTTATTGATGATAACACCAGATCTACAAGTTTAGCCGCTCCATCAGATTATTCTGATTTATTTGTTTGGGACAGACATAGAGGCGCAGAGCTTTATGTTATTTCAAAGAAAGGAACTGAACTTTTCTACGAGGTAGCTAACAATAGTGGCTTGGCTTCATCACTTTGGAAACCTCAGCATACAATAGCGTTTAATAGAACTCCATCAAAGCCAGATGACGTAGGCGAACAGTACGTTCCTTTTGGTAGATTCTGTTTAATATTAAACGGCAAAGATCCGATGCTAAAGTTCTGGGGTAGAGATAGAACCGAGCCATTTGGTTTCGTTCAGAATACACCAACACCAGAAGTATTGGGACCAGATCCAAAATACTTTGAAGGAACCTGTGAGGGAAGCCCTCCAACAGCTTCTACATTCCCATATAACGCTAACGATACAATCGGCGGTATATCATTTGCAGCAGGATCAGGAACTGGACTTGGAGATAAAGGAGATGACAAAGCATCTACATACAGATATAAAATAAGTTTTATAACCGATACAGGTTCTGAAAGTCCGCTATCTTCTTATCAAGAAGTAGCTTGGATAAACGTAAACGATGGATTAACATACGCAGTATTTTTCCAAAATCTTCCTATGGGGCCTCCCGGTACAGTAGCAAGACGTATATATCGAACAAAGAACATGGGTTCACTACGCGGAGATTTAGTAAACGATGTGTTCTTTTTTGTAGACCAGATAGATGATAACGTATCTAGAAACTATTATGATGTTAAGCCTGACCAGCTTCTTGTTGTCGAGGCACCAGATTCTGCCGCATCCGTTGTTATAAACAACTCTTTAAAATACGGTGCATCTTGGGACGGAAGAATGTGGTTAGCTGGTGGACAAGGAACCGAAACAAAAATCATATATTCTGAACGAGCATTACCAGAGCAGTTTGGAGCCTTCAATAACTTTGATGTAGGTAACAAACGAGGCGGTTCCATAACCGCCCTTATTCCTTATTACGACAACTTGATTATATTTAGAGAACTAGCAATAGAGGTTATAAGACCAGCAGGTAATGGTACTTACGTTTGTACCACATTATCTTCAAACATAGGTACTACCGCTTCTAATGCGATAAACAACGTGCAAGGTAAGGGATTATTCTTTCTTTCATACGATGGTATTTACGCATTTTCTGGAGGTACCATCGGTGGCTCTCAAGTTTCTCTTGTCAGAATATCTAACACAATAAACAGAGAGATATCAAGAATATCTAAGACTGCCTTAGCTAAAGCATCTGCTGCATACTCTGACAAAGAAAAAGAGTGGTGGTGCATATATCCTGTGGATGGCGAAACTGTAGCAACAAGATCTGTAGTATATCACACGGTTAATGATTCTTGGTCATTTAGAAACAACTTTGAAGATACAGACTTGATGGTTTATAATAGCATAGCTACATTACCAACAGGATGGTTTATCCTCGCACCACGAATCAAAACCGCTAGCAATACACCTATTGTCGGTCAGAATACATCTACACCAAATGGTCTTCAGATTTGGTCTGCTAGAAAATCATTGGGAAGTTCTGTTGTTTGGCAGAATATTCAAGGTACTAACACGATTATAAGCACGCCAGAAAGAGGAGCTATCATGGCTCAATGGCAATCTGCTTGGTTTGACTTTGGTAATGACACTCCAAACAAACGTATTCTTGCCGTAGAAGTAGAAGTTCTAACCCATGGTCATAACGAAATAGAGCTGCTTTCTGCTGTAGAATATAGATCTGATGATACATCTTCTGGAGTCCGACCAACAGTATTTGCTCCGCTATACGGAACAGTAAACGAAGATTCACTGTTAGCTCCAGCAACCGGACCATTTGATAAATCGGTAGCCGTACTTGGAACTTCTAAGTGGGGAGAAGCTAGATCCACCAAGGTTCGGTGGGATGTGAATACCGGTCTTGTTGGTTGGTACAGATTTATATTAAAATCCAGAGCCACGTTCCAAGTTGTTTCGTTCCAAATACATTATGCTGTAAGCGATAACCCAACTATAAACATCAAAGCTGGCGAAAGGAAAGTGATTTAATGCCAAAGACTTATACGACCGAACCATTTGAGGCCAAAGACTTTACTGATTCAGAAGCTTTTAACTCAGAGTCTTCAAATATTTTATCTAACTTTAACGGCGTTCTTGATGCTGCTCAGCTTCCTTACGAAACACTGGAGCGTGAAAACTTCGTAGCAAATAGTAGGATTGCTGTTGATTCTAAACCAGATGGTTCTGCAACATCTGGCATTGGAATCATTATGTCAACACAAGCTATTTATAAATCTGCTTCTGACTTAACTACATTTACATGGAATAGACTAGCACCATCTGGTGCTGGTCCAGTAGCAGTCTTAGGTCCACCAATAGATTCTTACACGTCAAATGCTGGCTCTTGGGCTACAGGTATTAACTCGTTTAACGGAACACCTACAGGAACATTCTTAAGATTCGTAACAAAGGAAGGGATGATCCGAGGCGACGCACAGATAGACGTTGAATATTTTTTTGTTAGTTCATCCGCAACAGGGTTTAGCGGAAACTTTGGTGCTGGATGGAGATGGCAGATTTATGTATTTGCAAACGATCAAATGATTGCCACAACTGGACCTCAGCCAGCAGGAAGAAGAAGAACCGTATCTTTACCATTCGCTTTACCGGTATCATCTACCGATGCTATCGAAATAGATGTGAGATGGTCAGCAACATTTGATGGCTCAGGGCTAAGTCCTGCTGGTATCAAAGAAGTTGACGAGGCAACTATCAGATTTTATAACGCACAACTTTGGGTCAGAAACCAGTATCGCTAGGAGCCATTAATGTCAACAGCTAAGTTTACTTATCAGGGTATTAGATCTACCATAACCGCCGCTGGTGTTAACTCACCATTTGATTCTTTAGCCGATGCTACAGACGGTACTTTAGGTAGAATAGA